GTTGAAGAAACGTATGGAGATCATTCGTACAATGGACACGCAAAAAAAGACGAAGCATTCCGAAACGACATGACCAATTTTGGTATCTTGATGGAAGTTAATGGTATCGAAGAACCATTTGCTTGGTCTAGAGAATTAGTATCTAAAGTAAACAAAGAAGGGACAGGTTTATATTATAGTCCTACTCGTACCCCTTCTACAACTTCTGAAGGCGAAGACGTAAGTGCTGTAGCTATAACATCAGAACAAATGAAAGATGTTAGGAGTGCCTTCCACGGATATTTTTCGTATATTGACGACTTCATTGAGGATATGAAGAAAGTATTCCCAACGTTAGGTGATGATTGGGGTGTTTATATTCCTGAGGTTAAATATTTGTCTCCCGAACCATTAGTGAATTACGATGATTTATCATTAGTTAATTATGAAAATGTTCACTTTGTAGGAGATGCATTATCAGCTAGAGGTATTACAGTATCAGGAGCACAAGGAATATATGTTACAGATTATATTTTAAGTAAGGACAATCCAGAATACCCAGATTTTATAGAAAATAGTTTATTTTAAATTAAAAACAGTTATGGCTAAGAAGAAAAAATTATACGAGTACAAGGAAATTAATTCCAGAGGAGCTAATATCCATCTAGCAAGATATGTAGGTGAAGAAAATTGGAAATTCCATAGATGGGATGGACCAGCAATCGAACCTTATGATAAAGATAGTGAAATGGAAAAATCATTTTACTTGAATGGTATCCAATATGAGGAGGAAGCTTATAGTGAAATTATGCAAGAACGTGAAGGTCTACCTTGGTATAAAAATCAATCAATGAAAAATTCACTTCAAGATTATAGACATTAAGATGAATTATACTGAAGTACGTCCTTGGGGAAAGTTTGAAAATCTACTAGAATCAGATTATTGTAAAGTAAAACAAATTACAGTAAAATCCGGTGGAAAACTATCATACCAATACCATGATCAACGTTCAGAACGCTGGGTTATAGTACAAGGTGCTGCTGTTGTTATGTTAGATGACTTTGAATATGATAAAGAAGCAGGTGATGCTATTTTTATTCCTCAAGGGATGAAACATAATATCTGGAATCCCCACGAAGAAGATTGTATATTCATAGAAGTTCAAACCGGAACATATTTTGGTGAGGATGATATAGTAAGATTAAACGACATATACGGAAGAGCATGAAAAAATATGATATTGTAATTGTAAGCGGGGGTTTTGATCCTGTACATAAGGGCCATGTTAGAATGTTTAAAGGTGCTAAAGAATTAGGACATAAAGTTATAGCTGGTGCCAATTCTGATAAGTGGTTAGTTAATAAAAAAGGCAAAGCATTTATGCCCTTTATAGAACGTGCTGAAATTATTTCAGAGTTCCAAAGTGTAGATGAAGTAATGGCTTTTAGAGATGATGCTGAAGGTTCAGCAATTCAATTACTTACACAGATCCAACAATTATACCCTAATAACACTATAGCATTTGCTAATGGTGGTGATAGAGTAGATGGTAATACACCTGAACAAGGTTTTTGTAACGCATATAACATTGATATGTTATGGAATGTTGGTGGAGGTAAAGTACAATCATCCTCAGATTTATTAAAAAAAGCAAATAAACTATGAAAATAGGATTATGTGGTACAATGAGTGTGGGTAAAACCACACTCGTTAACGCCTTAAAGGAACTCCCTGAATTTAAAGATTATATGTTTAGAACAGAACGTTCTAAAGAATTAATGGCTCAGGGCATTCCATTAAATACTGATTCAACATTAAAGGGACAGACAGTATTTTTAGCCGAACGTACAGGTGAATTAATGGTAGAAAATATTATTACAGATAGAACTGTAATTGATGTTATGGCGTTTGCTCGTGCTTCTAAATCCATCAACTCCCCAGATAAGAATTTATTTGAAGACTATGCTAAACGTTTTATAAAAGAATACGATTATATATTTTATGTCTCACCTGTGGGAGTAGAAATGGAAGATAATGGTATTAGAGAAACTAATGTAGATTATAGAGACTTAATTGATTATACTATTAGTAAAATACTTTCTGAACAAAAACCCCGTATTAAAAATCTTAACACATTATCAGGCAGCACCGAAAAACGCATTGAACAAATGTTAGAGGCGCTTTCTTTGTAATATTTATAATAAAATAATATTATCATGAAACGTAGAGAATTAGCAGAATATATTAAAGAAACTATTGTAGATGTGCTTACAGAGGTATCTCAAGAAGATGTTGATACAGCTAAAGCTTATAATGATGAATTAGAAAAAACTAAGAAGTTAACATCTGATTTAACTGAAGATGATGATGTAGAACCAACATCTAAAGATATTAAAAAAAACGATTCAATCTCTACTATTTCTCGCAAACTACAGGATACTAATAAAGAAATGAAAGCTGTAGTTAATAAATGGAAAAAAGCTGAAGGTGAAGATAAAGAACGTTTATTAACTCGCTTAAAAGATTTAACTAAAATTAAAAAAGAGCTTGAAGGACTTATTTAAAAATATCCAAACTCTACTAGTTGTAGCATTAGCAGCACTTTTATTATATCAAAGAGGCTGCTCTTCTACTCTTCCGGTAGAACCTGAAATTATTACTGAGGTAATAACTAGATGGGATACATTAAAGGTTGCTACAAAAGAGTATGTGCCCAAATATATTAGAAAAACAGTAGTAAACATTGATACTTTTCAAGTACCTATTGATACTATGAGTATTTTAAGAGATTATTACGCAAAATATTTTTACACTGATACTATTAAGGTTGATAGTTTAGGTTTTATAGTAATAAATGATACAGTTACTCGTAATTTAATATCAAAACGAGATGTTCAATCCAACATATTCATCCCAACAACTACAGTTACTAATACTATTTACCTCAACAAACGTAAATTGTATGGGGGTATTTCGATAAGTGGAATGATTAATCCTGTTTACAATGAATCTCCAATTAAATATATTAGTGGAGAATTGTTATATAAAAACAAAAAGAAACAAATATACGGTTTTGGTTTAGGCATAGATAAAGATTTCTTACCTATAGTTTCAGGCCATATGTACTGGAAAATAGGTAAATGAGTCAAGATTTAAGAAAAATAATACAATCTGAATACATCAAATGTGCTTCTGACCCAGTTCATTTTATGAAAAAGTACTGTATGATTCAACACCCACAACGTGGGCGTATCCCATTTCAACTGTACCCATTTCAAGAAAAAGTATTAACTTTATTTCAAGATAACCCATATTCAATCATTCTTAAATCTAGACAGCTAGGTATTTCTACTTTAGGTGCTGGATATTCTTTATGGTTAATGTTATTCCATAAGGATAAAAATGTACTTTGTATTGCAACAAAGCAGGATACAGCAAAAAATATGGTTACGAAGGTTAAATTCATGTATGAAAATTTACCTTCATGGCTTAAAATAGATGCACCTGAAAATAACAAATTAACATTACGCTTAAGTAATGGATCACAAATTAAAGCAACATCAGCATCAAGTGATGCAGGTAGATCAGAAGCAGTTTCTTTACTACTAATTGATGAAGCTGCTTTTATTGATAATATTGGTGAAATTTGGGCTTCAGCTCAACAAACACTAGCAACTGGTGGTGGGTGTATAGCACTATCTACCCCTTATGGTACAGGTAACTGGTTCCATCAAACATGGGTTAGAGCAGAAAATGCTGAAAACGATTTTTTACCCATTAAACTCCCTTGGTACGTTCATCCTGAACGTGATCAAACCTGGAGAGATAGACAAGATGAATTATTAGGTGATCCTAGAATGGCAGCACAAGAGTGTGATTGCGATTTTAGCACCTCAGGTGATACTGTATTCTATGCTGAATACTTAGAATTTTATGAAAAAACTTATATTAAAGACCCACTTGAAAAGCGTGGTGCTGACCAAAATTTATGGATTTGGGAACCCGCTGATTATTCAAGAACCTATCTTGTTGTTGCCGATGTTGCTCGTGGAGATGGGAAAGATTATTCTGCGTTCCATATTATCGATATCGAAACAAATACTCAAATTGCTGAATATAAAGGTCAATTAGGCACAAAAGAATTTGGTCATTTATTAGTTGGTATAGCTACTGAATACAATGAAGCACTTCTTGTAGTAGAAAATGCCTCAATCGGTTGGTCAACTATCCAAACTATTATAGACAGAGGATATACTAATCTTTATTACTCATCTAAAAGTGACTCCAGCAGAGCTGATTCGTATTTTGATAAATATATGGATACGAGTAAAATGGTTCCTGGTTTTAGTATGACGTCTAGAGTTAGACCTTTAATAATAGGTAAACTTCAAGAGTATGTTAATGATAAATCAGTTACATTCCAATCAAAACGTTTACTTGAGGAAATGAAAGTATTTATGTGGAAAAATGGACGTGCTGAAGCTCAACAAGGGTATAATGATGATTTAGTTATGGCATTTGGAATTGGTATGTTTATGCGTGATACATCGTTTAAGTTTAATCAACAACATTTAGACATGAGTAAAGCCACATTAAACGGTATGTCAACAAATAAAACAGCATTTGTAGGGGGGTATAGTAATAATAGTGCTACCCTAAATCCATATGAAATTGATAATCCATATGGTGGGAAAGAAGACATAAGTTGGATTCTCTAAACAATATTTATAATAATAACAAACATTATGGCTGATAAAGGCTTATTTAAAAGACTGGAGAGATTATTTGCATCTGATGTAGTAATCAGGAATGTGGGAGGTAATGAACTTAAAGTAATTGATACAGACCATATCCAAACTTCTGGTGAATTTGCTACAAATTCATTAATGGATCGCTTTACAGGTATCTATCAGAACCCAGCATCTACCTCATTATACGGACAACAGTTCAACATGAACTATCAGTATTTGAGAACATATCTTTATTCAGATTATGATTTAATGGATACAGATGCTATTGTTGCATCTGCTCTTGATATTATTGCTGATGAGTGTACTCTAAAAAATGATATGGGTGAAGTGCTTCAAATCAAATCCTCAGATGAAGACATTCAAAAGATCCTATACAATTTATTTTATGATGTTTTAAATGTAGAATTTAACCTTTGGGCTTGGACACGCCAAATGTGTAAGTATGGTGATTTTTTCCTTAAACTAGAGATATCAGAAAAATTTGGTGTTTATAATGTGATTCCTTATTCAGCATATCACATTGAACGTAAGGAAAACTTTGATCCTAAAACACCATCAAGAGTAGTATTTACTTATAACCCTGAAGGTGTTATGGGGGGTTCATCATCAGGTTATTATACTTCACCTAATCAAAATGCCGCCTCAAATACTATTGAATTTGATAATTACGAAATTGCCCACTTTAGATTAATTTCAGACGTAAATTATCTTCCTTATGGTCGCTCATATATTGAACCTGGTCGTAAATTATTTAAACAATATTCATTAATGGAGGATGCTATGTTGATTCATAGAATTGTACGTGCTCCTGAAAAAAGAATATTTTATGTAAATGTAGGATCTATACCTCCAAATGAAGTAGAAAACTTTATGCAGAAAACGATTTCTACAATGAAACGTACTCCGCTAATAGACCAGAAAACAGGTGAATATAATTTAAAATACAACCAACAAAACATCATGGAAGACTTTTACATTCCTGTTAGAGGGAATGATCAGTCAACTAAAATCGATACTACAAAAGGTTTAGATTATGCTGCAATTGAGGATGTAGAATACTTAAGAGAAAAATTATTTGCTGCTCTTAAAGTGCCTAAAGCATTTATGGGATACGATGAGAATCTATCAGGTAAAGCAACATTAGCAGCTGAAGATATTCGTTTTGGTCGCACAATTGACAGATTACAACGTATATTACTATCAGAATTATATAAAATTGCATTAGTCCATTTATATGCCCAAGGATATAGAGATGAACAAATGACAAACTTTGAGTTAGGTTTAACCACTCCATCAATTATTTACGATCAAGAAAAGATCGCATTAATGAAAGAAAAAGTGGATCTAGCTGGTCAAATCATGGAAAATAAATTACTTCCAACGGATTGGATTTATGATCATATCTTCCACTTTAGTGAAGATGAGTATGAGGAATATAGAGACTTAATAGTCCAAGATCAGAAACGTCAATTCCGTAACAACCAAATTGAAACTGAAGGAAATGATCCTGTTACAACAGGTCGTTCATATGGTACCCCACATGATTTAGCTTCATTATATGGAACTGGCAGAGTAGATTCAGACCCAGCTAATGTACCTGATGGGTATAATGAAAAGAAACCTTTAGGCCGTCCTGAAGAAAAAGTATCTAATATTAATACTCAAGATAATGTCTTTGGTAAAGATCGTTTAGGTAAAAAAGCAATGAAGGTAGATGATCAACCTGGTTTAAACGAAGGTGCTAGTAAACAATACTTAAAAAACCGTTCTTTGTTAGAATCTATGCAAAAAGAATTAGTTTTTACTTCCGATAAAAAGAAGGAATCACTATTAGATGAATCAAACATTAAAGAGTAATATCTCCTTATATATTTATAATAAATCCTATTAGGAATGAACATTAAACATTCGAAGTATAAAAATACTGGTATTCTTTTTGAATTATTAGTTCGCCAAGTAACAGCTGACACCTTGAATGGTGTAGATTCTGCTGCTATAAAACTAATTCAAAAATATTTCGTCAAATCCGAATTGGGGAAGGAATATAAACTATACGAAGCGTTAACTAAAACAACTACTCTTACTGAAGGTAAGGCTAATATTTTAGTTCAAACTTTATTAGAATCTTCTAAAAAATTAAATCGTAGAGCTCTTAAAAGAGAAAAATACAATTTAATTAACGAGATTAAAGATAGTTATAATTTAGAAGAATTCTTTAAAACAAAACTTCCACATTATAAAGTACATGCTGCTTATTATATGTTATCGGAAGTACAAAGTACAGAAGCTTTAGTAGATACTAATATTATTGTTAATAATAAAATAACTCTCCTAGAACATCTTTCTACTTCAAATATTAGTGAAGAAAAAGTTGAAGCTGAAGTATTAAAAGAATTCCAATCATACGATAAAGATACTCGTATGCTTACCTATAGAATCCTAATGGAGAAATTCAATGGTAAGTATGATGGTTTACACTCGAGCCAAAAAGAGGTACTTAGACAATATGTTAATTCAGTTGATTCAACCCCAGTATTAAGAGAATTTTATAATACTGAAGTAGGTAAAATTAAAACTCAACTAAACGAACTGTTATCAGAAATCACTGACAAAGCTGTTCAAATAAAAATTAATGAAGTAAGTACTTTAATTGAGGAGCTAGATAAAACCACGAATGTAACATCAGATAACATCGTAAATATTCTTCAATACTTAGAATTAGTAGAAGAATTAAAAACTGCTCATGGCTAAAATTGGCGATACTGAAGTAAAAGGTGGTATACAAACCACAGTAACTAATATTGATCCGGCAACAGGTCAAATTACTTGGGACGTTGAATATTCAGCTGATTACCAAAAACTATTTAAGGATATTACTGACCTAATGAAAACAGCTAAAGAAGTAGCTGATCTTACAGGTGAGACTTTTTTTAAAGATCATTATTTAGATATCAAAAAGCGTAGAAATGAGCTAAGAACTTATTTACGCAATAATAAAGCCGAAGAATATTCTCGTATTAAAGGAATGAATGAAATGAGTGGTACCGGAGGTGGTGGTGCTTCTTTTAGTGTTGGTACTGGGGCACAATACGCTACTCCAAAAGCATTTAAAAAGAAAAAAGACATTAACGAATCATCCCCAGGTGCTACCTTAGGTCCAGGACCTAAAGCTAGTGAAGATGGTGTTAAAGATAATTATTACGTAAAAGGGTTTAAATATAAATTAGTTGACCCTAAAAAGTTAGCAAGACAATCTAAAGCTATAGATACTAAATATTTATGGGCACCAGATACGTTCGTTAAAGAATAGTAATATGTATAAGTATAAATTAAATTTAAAAGAACGCGATGAAAGTCGAGCAGCATACCAAGAAAAACGTATTGCTGCTTTTCAAGATATCGAAAAATATTTAAATAATTTATACCCTTTGGTAGATAAAGCTAAAGATGAAACAATAGCTTACTATCAAGATAAACCAGAATCATATAGTGTTGTATATGCTACTGATTTAATACTAGATTATTTAAAAGACATTGATAAATTATTAAAACAACAATAATGAAAACATTACAAGAACAATACAATCTTATTAAAGAGGGTAAAGGTAATAAAGATACTTTTATGAAATCGGCTCGTAGTCAGTTTCCTAATATCTTTAATAATTTGTCAAGTTTTGACACTGCTACTAAAGTTATGAAGCAAAAACAAATCATTTCTGAAGTTGGTATTGGTGGTGTTGTTACAACTGCTGTTAATCCATTTATTAATTGGGAAAATTTCTTAGCTGAAGATTATGCTATTCAAGAAGATCCCATTGATGCCCCTAAAACAATGGGTGCTAAAGATGTAAAAGCTGACAATAAAAAAATATCTAAAGAAGTAGAAGACTTTCAAAATGAAACTGGTTTTGATTATAAAGATCCTAAAGATCTTAATAATTTATATGGTGAAGCATTTTTACAAGGTTACTATACTGAATTAAAAGATCCAGCTAACGAAGGTAAAGATGTAGCTGAACTAAAAGAAATTGTAGCTAAAAATTTAGCTAAAGATACAACTTATTATACTACTGAAGCTCAGTTTGGTATTAAAGGGATAGGGTATACTGACGAAGCACCCGGTTTAAAAGCTTCAAAATCAGACCAAATGGTCCCAGTAAAAGAAAATATGATTAAATTAACAGATTTAATTAACGAAGCTGTTGCTGGTTACGTTGATTTACGTCCAATAGGAATGACAAATGAAAACGCAAGAACTGATGCTGAAGAAGAAGGCTATAAGGATGGTATGCGTGATGAAAAAAGGGATTTAGAATATAAGCCTAAAAAGAAAAAAGCTAAAAAAGAATCAATTGATACTAAATTAGCTGAAATAGGTACACAAGGTGATATCGTAAAATTAGAAGCACAAATAGCTTATGTTGATGAATCTATTGATTTAAAAAACGAAAGAATTACTATGGTAACAGAAGATGAAAATCTATCTGAATTAGTAGATAAAACCAAAATGAAAGAAATGCAACGTGAAGTTAAGGATCTTGAAAGAAGAAGAGCTAAAATGGAAAAGTTGTATGAAAAAATGTGTGGTAAGGCCTATTCAAAACCAGAAATGGTAGACGAGGTAGACGAAATGGAATACTAGAATGAAAAAAGTACTAGTAGAAACTCAAATTTTTAAACCTAAGGGTTTAATGCTTACTGAAGGGAAGCTCTCTAATAGAGGGAATCCTATGGTTGAGGGTATCCTAGCTACTGCTGAAGTAAAAAATGGTAATGGTCGTTACTACCCAAGAGAATTGTGGGAACGTGAGATCGATAAATACATGGAATCAGTTAGTCAAAATAGAGCATTAGGTGAATTAGATCACCCCGAATCTTCTGTTATTAACTTAAAAAATGTATCCCATAATATTACTGAAATGTGGTGGGACGGAGATGAAGTGTATGGTAAAATTGAAATACTACCAACTCCATCAGGAAACATCCTTAAAGCATTAATTGAAAATAATATTACTGTAGGTGTTTCATCCCGTGGGATGGGTTCACTTGAGGATAGAGGTGGCGTATTAGAAGTACAAGACGACTTCGAATTACTATGTTGGGATTTTGTTTCAACTCCGTCTAATCCAGGTTCATATATGGAAATTGTTACTGAAGGTAAAAAAACTCAAATAAATAAATATCAAAGTGTTAATAGTATCGTAAATGAACTTTTATGTGCTAATAGTTGCACTTGCTATTTAGACTAATACCTCTGTATTGAGGCGCTACCGAAGAACGCTCTCCGAAAGGGGGGCGTTTTTTATGTTCTATTATATATGTATTGCTGTAATGTGAGCAATATACTATTATCTATATAGTATTCACTAATTAAATAATTCTAATTACGTCTCCTAATAGGCGTACTCCACAAACAAAATTTTGAGGTAATTATGGCAAACAGAGATCTGCTAAAAGAAGCAATCGCTGACGCAAAAGCACTTAAAGAAACTGCTATTGCTAACGCAAAGGCTGCTCTAGAAGAAGCTTTCGAACCAAGACTTAAGTCAATGCTTTCAGCTAAACTTGAGGAAATGGAAAAAGAAGATGAACTAGAAGAAGCTAACACGACCGAAGCTAAGAAAAAGTACAAGGACGATGATCGTAAAGATGGAGGTGAAAGTAAAGAAACTAAACGTACAGAAAAAATGAAGTACGGTAAGGATCTAGCTGAATCTGAAGTAGACGAAGAAATGGACTTAGACGAAATTCTAGCTGAACTTGAAGGTGATGTATCAGAAGATGCAAGAACGGACGCTGAGGAAGAAGGCTACGAAGACGGCATGGAAGATGAAAAAGAAGACATGGAAGGTGATGATGAAGATGAAGAAATTGATCTTGATGACTTATCAGAAGATGATCTTAAATCATTTATTGAGGATGTAATCTCCGATATGGTTAACGACGGTGAATTAGAAGCTGGTGAAGAATTTGAAGCTGAAGACGAAGAGTCTGAAGATGAAGATATCGACATTGAAGTTGAAGATGAAGATGAAGTAACTATTGATGAGAACGCACGTACTGATGCTGAGGAAGAAGGCTACAAGGACGGTATGAAAGACGAAAAAGAAGACATGGATGAAGGAATTATGGATAAGCTTAAAGCTGCCTATAATGACAAAGAACTTATGTCTAAAATCGTTACTGTAGATGGTAAAAAAGTATCAATGAAAGATCTCCTTTCTTTGGCAGGTTCAGGTGCAACCGCTGGTATGGCTCGTTCGGGCGCTGGTAGAGGTGTAACTGAAGAAAAAGAAGATATGGATGAGAAGCAAGGATACAATGCTAAATTGGACGATGCAGAAGGTGCTCGACATGGTAAGAAAAAGCAAGATATGAAACAACGTCGTGCTGATTCTGAAAACATGGAGAAAGCTGCTGGTAAAAGAAAATTTGCAGGTGATAAAGATATGGATGAAATGAAGAAAGAAATCGAAGAAATGAAATCTGACCTTTACGAAACTAATCTTTTAAATGCTAAACTCCTCTACACAAATAAAATTTTCAGAGCTAAAAACTTAAAAGAAGCTCAGAAAGTTAAAGTTCTAGAAGCGTTTGACAAGGCGTCGAATGTTAAAGAAGTAAAACTTATTTTTGAAACTCTAAACGAAGGCATGGTTGCTAAAACAACTGCTGCTCCAATTAGAGAAAATCTAGGTCGTGCTTCTAAAGCTGCTGGTATTGCACCAACAAAACAACCTATAGTTGAAATTAACTCTCAGGTTGCTAGATGGCAAAAACTAGCAGGTATTAAATAACAATTAAATTTAAAACAATGTCACAATTAAATTCTCTTTTAGAGTCCGCAGGTTCAGGTTGGAAAAACATGCAATCGGACGCTGCTAGATTGGCTAATAAGTGGGAAAAAACAGGTTTGTTAGAAGGCTTCAATAAAGAAGTTGATAAAAACAACATGAGTTTGATCCTCGAAAACCAAGCTAAACAATTAGTAACTGAGCAATCACAAACAGGTGGTACAGCCAACTTTACAGTAGGTACAGGTGAGCAGTGGGCTGGTGTAGCTCTTCCATTGGTACGTAAGGTATTCGGTCAAATCGCTGCTAAGGAATTCGTTTCTGTTCAGCCAATGAACTTACCTTCAGGTCTAGTATTTTATCTAGATTTCCAATACGGTTCAGCAAAAACTCCATTTGCTGCTGCTGATTCACTTTATGGTAATGCTCCCGCTGGTGGATCTTTCCCATTTAGTACTGCTGCAACCAACTTAGACCCGTTAGCAACTGGTGGATTGTATGGTGCAGGTAGGTTTACTTACTCAACCAACCAATTCTCAGAATCAGTTACCCTAGTACTTCAAGGTGGTGTTGCATCTGCTTCTGCAACTTTTAATGATATCAACTTTGATAGTAGATTATCACAATCATTAGCTGATGGTGAAATCTGGAAATACCAAGTTGCTACTGCAGACTTGCCATCATTCGATTCTGAAGCTGTTCGTGGTTTCGTTCTTATTTCAGGATCAATCGGAGGTGTTAATGCAGTACAAGCTGATAATTTGCTAATGGCATTTACTAAAGTAAACGGAGTAAATCTTGAATTCTTTGTATCTGCTTCAGATGCTTCGCTTCTTAAATTACTAGATTACGACGTATACTATCAGAAAGCAACAACTATGTCTCCTTACGAGGTAGGTGATTTCGAAGCGGGCAATGATTTTGCTGAGCCAAACTCACTTAACCAGACTCAAATCGCAATCCCTGAGATTAACATTCAGATGCGTTCAGAGGCTATCGTAGCTAAGACTAAAAAGTTGAAAGCTGTTTGGACTCCTGAGTTCGCTCAAGATCTTAACGCTTACCAAGCTTTGGATGCTGAAGCTGAAGTAACTAACATCATGAGTGAGTACATTTCTTTGGAAATTGACTTAGAAATTCTTGATATGTTGATTGAAGATGCTGCCGCTGGTACTGAGTACTGGTCAGCTCAAAACAACAGACAAGTAGATGCAGCTGGTAATGTTGTTAACATTGACACTTCAGGTTTCTACAATACTCAAGGTGGTTGGTTCCAAACTTTAGGTACTAAACTACAGAAATTGTCAAATAGAATTCACCAGTTAACTCTTAGAGGTGGTGCTCCC